AGAGCAATCGGTGCACCAAAATTTCATTTAAACATACAATCAAAGTAAAACAGAAATTATGTCTCCTTTGTCTACTGTGCTAGCTGTTTTTAGAACTCAAAAGACTGTTGAAAAGGGACCGCTATGTAATGAGAATAATAAGAGTTACTTAAGTAGACAGGTCTCACAGGTCGATGTAGAAGCAGCAATGAAAAGCAAAGCTATGACAGCGAATGGTAAGCAATATATCTCTACTATTGACCCATGTTTGCTAGGATCATATAATAAAGATAAAAACATTGACTCTAGCTCTGATGACATTCTATCCAGACTTGTTATAGAGCGAAGTACCCATTTAAGTAGTTGGAAGAACGATTCCTTAGTTGGGAACGGTGAAAAGAAAGTAACTTTTGTTGCCAACTTGATACCAACTTGGAACAGTAATAAGAAATTCATGCATCTCTCAAGACTTATCGTCTGGGTTGTTCCAACTATACCTAATCCCAAAGGATTTGTTAAAGCAACGTTAGTTGATCAAAATAAGACTACAATTGACGAGAAGATAATTGTCAGTGGTCAATCATCACTTACAGATCCAATGTGTTTTATTTTCCATTTAAGTTGGTCGATACCTAAAGAGAGAAACACTTTAAAGCAATGTACTCAATTGATCTTCACTAGCAATGAAAAATACACTGAAGGGATAAGTTTCGCTTCTGTTATGTATGCCTGGGCAAAGAATTTCTGTGATACTCCTATTGCAGCTGAGTCAACCACGTGTGATGTTATCCCAATAAATAGAGCTAAAGTGATCAGATCAGCTGCTTTAATAGAAGCATGCAAACTCTTGGTACCTAAAGGGACTAGTGGGAAGCAGATAACAAATCAGATCAAGCAGCTGCAAAAGATTGCAGAAAAATGTGCAATGGAGTCAGAGGGTGAGGACTATGCTGAAGAGATCCCCATAGATATTGACGAGCCAGAAAGGAGTAGACTAGAAATCTAATGTTGATTGCGTATCAATAATCTCTATTAAAGAAACTATGAAGGCTGGTTAATGCATGTATGTAATGTTTGTGTTTTATTAAGTTTAATTCACTTAAGCTAGTTTGTATTGAAATCAACAAAAAAGAATAAGAAAAATAAAAGAAAAGAAAACAAAAAACAAAAAAAGAAGAAAAGAACAAAAACAAAAAAGAAAAGAAAAAGAAAGAGGAGTAAGAGAAAGAGAGAGAAGAAGGAGTAAATAAGGCTTAGGCCAACTTTGGCTTTCGCCGTTTTAGTTTGTTTATTCTATTTTTATTATATTTTAGTTATTTTATTTATTTTTATTTCTTTTATTTCATTTTACATATATACATATTATTATCTGTTTGGTTTTCCTTCTTGTGTTATTATGATTATTTAAATGTCTAAAGAAAACTCATAATTCCTTGGTGGTGTTCTTCTCTTCCTAGCTGTACTGACATGCATTGAGTTCTTAGACAATGCTTCCATCATCTCATCATCATCTTTTGTCTGAATTCTTTTCTTTCTGTGTTCTTTGTAGTAGGACAGTGATAGTTTGTAAATGGAATTTAACATGTAAATGCTGAACCCCACAACGATAACGACCAATATAATTCTGACGATATCAAAGAATGCTCCAAAGAATGATGCAACCCAATTAAATGGTGCTTTGACCCAGTCCCAGAAAGTAGCCAACGATGTGTCAGAGTGATGTTTGTTCTCATCATGTGCACTTTTATCATCTATATGTATTATTGTGTCTTGGTCAACAGGTACAAAATCATCTATGGGTATTCTCACTGTTAAATCGCTCTGGTCTTCAGGTACTAGCCGTACAAATTGTTCTTCAATAGGTTTAGAACAATACATCTTGATTCTGTTTTTGTTGGATCCTAAGAATGTTCCAATTTGATCTGATTTAAAAGAGCAAGAGTCTGCAACTAGTCGCGCAGAGAAAGTAGTGTCTGATGTGTACGAGATATTGCAATCTATCCCCATTGCACATTGAATACAACCAGAACATGAAATCTTTGAATCTGACAATATGGGTTTTTTTGGTATTTTCTTGAACATTTCTTTTGGCATGTCCACAATCACTTTCAATTTCCCGGCTAAAAAATCCTTTGACATATAAAGTTTGTTTTCATCTACATTTAATGTGGTTTTCCCTTTTGAAGATTCTAAAGTATAAAACAAACTGTATGTCATCAATCCACATTGCTTTATATTGATTTTCTTTTCTCCAATTGCTGAACAGCTCCATGTAAAGTCATTAGCAGACAAAGAAGATAAAACAGAGAGTGGATTTCCATCAATTGTTATCTGAGGATGTCCGAACGAGCTAGATGAGAATTCCCCTAGATCTGCTATGTTGCCGGTGTACACCTTCATCTGTTTATCTACTGCAAAGAGTTTGTCCACACTCATGTAATCATTATGCAGATCAACTGTCATATCCAGTTGGTAGTGATCGGTCTGAATAGGAGTTCTATCTGTGTGTTTTTTACAATTATATCCATCAACTGACTTAATACACACTTCTGCTGTAACATGACTCTCCACCACTTGGTATATATTCACTAAAGTAGATAAATCATATATATTAGTGCAATGGCCACATATAGATCCTTCATTTATGGCAAGACATCCAAGTTCTTCACAACCCCACCAAGAAGTTGGAGTGACGCAAAAGTCTAGTTTCCCAACCTTAGGTTTCTGGTTAAAACAGTCATTGCATGATCCTGTGCATGTTACTAGATAATCTGCTATTGTGGTCTCTATCTTAGAGGTAGAATACTTGTATCTTACGCTGTACTCAACTCCAACACTCTTAACATATATCAAAAACTCCATCGGCAGATGGGTGGAATCATCGTTGAGCAGGAAAATTGATCCTGTGTTAGATTTAATGTCCATTTCTATCATATAGCGGTACTTTCCATCAATTTCTGTGGAAAACACTAGAGACTGTCGAGGCATAAGATTCTCTGGTGGTATGTCTTCTATTTTCAAGGAGTTATAGAACATATACTCTCGTAAAGACTCACTCTCTAAAGCCTGGGCTTCTTTAAAACTGTCTACGAACCCATTCCTTAATCTGTTAGCCAATTTCAGCTTGGTTAAATTACTTTTAAACTCTGAACCACTGTACAATCTGTTGAAGTTTGTGGTAGGTATGTCTTTCAGTGATTTCAAAGCATTGCAACCATTTCTGCAAGCAAAGAGATTTTGAATGTGATTTTCTGCATACTGACAAGCATAGCTACCATACATGCAATCATTCTCCTTTGTTCTCTTAGAAACAACTACACCGTCTCTGTAGATAGTTTCGGTTATCGTTAGCCCAATAGAGCATTCACATGTCTCTAGACCATTGCCTGTCATTGGACCTCTATCTATTGTAAGAGCGCTTAGATCCGTATTGTACCTACACTTATCAACGCACAATGAAGTTTTGCTTGCTGCCAGACTAGATGGTAAAAATGATATTAATATAGATGCAATAATCAATTTTGTAACCATTACCATCGCATTTACACTTATTTTAGTGTTTATAATGAGTTGGAACTGTTGGATCACTTTAAGGTCTTTCCACTTGCCTTTCTGGTCACCGATGATGTAGCAGTCTTGGAGATGGTCTCTGGAAGACTTCCCTTGATTGCAGACACATTCATTAGAACAATTATGAATGGCAAGAGAGAAGCACCCACATATTCTGCATTGGAAAGGGAAATACTTCCACAACCAATTGAGCAGCCAAAGGATTGGATATATCACTATGCCCATAATATCATACCAGATGCTTAATGAATTCCTTGTTCTCCATATAAGCCAATTGATTGGGAATGAAATTATAAGCAGAATGAAAATCCATCTAAAATACTGGAAGTTGGTACAGAAGAATATCTTTTTGGGTTCGTCTGAAAACTTCGAAACACAATTTCTGACAGGAACATTAACTTTGGATATCAAGCTAGATTTATCACCACAAAGCAAGAAGTGATTTCCATCAAGTTCATCAGGTCTGAAGTTGATTGTAGGTTCACCAATAACTTCTCTTACTGAAGATGGATTCAAATCTTTTATATTCTTGACAACAACTCCAATGTTCTCAGTTGCTTTTAGAGAAACCTGATAGGGGGCTACCATTAAAGCTTGGTTAATTTTACAGTCACCTGATAATCTAACAGACAATCTTGCCACATTAGCAGATACCATCTTTGATGCTGGATCTATGTTGATAGGATTGCTGTGATCATCCACAAAAAAGAATTTGGTTCCAATTTCAAGTAGTTTTTTACTTTGCAGCTTCATCACAGGGGCCACAGGGTAAGTTTTGAAAACCACTTTTTTTATTTCTTTTCCATGCAAGCATGTTTCAAAAATGCTAGAAGACTCTGTTATGCAAGAAGTTATTGTGTTACCATCATCAATTTGGTAATAAGCGTTGAAATTGCTAACCCCCTTTATCATGCAGCTCTTTTTATCAAAAATGGTACAAATTTCCATAACATTGTCAGGCGCATTGGTTGTAGTTGATCCATTTCGAAGAACTCTAGACAGTTTTGTCTTTTTAGCATCTTTAATTGGATATTGCTCAGGTATAGGCAATTCGTTATCCATAAGGTCCTCAGGGTCATCGACGTTATACCTGTCTTTAAATCTCTTGATGACTCTCTCCTTTTCTGTATTTTTTATTTGCTTCAATAGATATACTTCAGAAATTAAAAACAATAACAAGAGAACTAGACAGTAGACAAGTAGATAGTATTTCTTCATGATTATAATAGCTATCGGATGTTTTGAAATTGTTGCACTGATTGCTCG